ACCATTGATTTTTATACCTAAATTACGTATCCAACATACGTCGTACATTGCGTTATGAAATATTTTTGTAGCTGGACATTCACAAATATCTTTAAACCATTCTAAAGTTTTTTTACGATCTAAGTTTGGCCCTTCTTCGTGAGCTATAGGAAAGTAACCCTTATAACCGTCCACAGCAACAGCTATACCCACAACTTCACCATCACCTGATATTGCACCTGAACCTTTTGATTTTAAATTAGGGTCACGTGTTTCTAAGTCAATTGCAATTTCATCTGCTTTTCTTAAATCAGGAAATTCTTTTGGTGGAACCCATTCTGTATGTGCTACAATCATTTCTTTTTTAAATCTTTCATTGTTTTAATCTGTAATTCACAATAATGAATTATTTTTTCTAAATCTTGTATGCCATTTTTATTCTTATAGCGGCACACATATTTTATAACATTTCCTTGGAAAAAAGAAAGTTCGTTCTTAGAAATAAATTCATAGGGTTGAATATTAAATTCTTTATAATGTGATCCTCCAATTTGTTTGTCTTGTGGAAATGCTTCATCAAACATGTCTTTACTTGTCATAGTGGGTAGGCCTTTCTTGTTTTGTTTTTTAATTTAAACATATATAAATTATTTTTTGCACGTGTGTATGCAACGTACCAAACTCTATGTTCTTCATCAGCTTTGTCTTGGCTTTGATTCATTGCCTTAATTATTTTATTACCAAGATCTAAACATAAAATTACATTATCTTGTTCACCACCTTTTATAGCGTGAATTGTAGAAATCCAAATTCTCGCAGGTTCATCTAAGTCTTCTTTGTTTTCGAGCAGACGAACAAAATATTCTTTATCATCGCTATGTGCTAATGAAAATTCTTCAAACCAACCTTTGTTTTTATTCCATTTAATATTTTTAACATAATCTTTTATATCTTTTACTTCTTCTTCTAATAATTTTGCACCTTGGCGCCATCTTTCATAATTTTTTATAGCTTTGTGCAAAGTTACTGAAATACTTTTTCCCTTATTACTTTGAAAATATAAACCTTTTTCTATTAAAATTTCTTCTATTTTTTTTAATTTAGATATAGTCCTTGCTAGTATTAACCATTTTCCTTTTGTTAAATCTATTTCATCTAAGTTATATATTTCTTCAGAAATACCTTGATAATCTCTGGGATAATAAATTTTTTGTTTTTTTATTCCTACAATGTTTCCTATGGCAACTTTAGACTGTTCTTGAACTGCTTTAGATATTCTTTTTGAGTATATTAAAACTTTTTCTTTTGCAGGTTCTCTTATAAATCTACCTACGTCTGCTCCAGCCCAAGCAAAAATAGCTTGGTCATCATCACCTGCTAAATAAATATCTTTAGTTTTTGTTTTTAAAATATCATACAATTTCCATTGTAAAGGTGATAAATCTTGAGCTTCATCTATAAATATTACATCAAACTCTGGTATTTTTTCAGGGCTATCTGTTAAATTTTTAATCATATCATTAAATTCAAAAACTTTTTTCTTTGTTTTATAATTTTTTAAATTTTTATTTATGTGATCTAGGGTTACCCAATCAACATCTTTAGGGTCATACTCTTCTAAATTATATTCTTGTTTTAATTTAACATTTCTATTGAAAGCTCTTTGTATTATTTGGAAATATGTGTTTTCAAAACCTAAATAAAATGATTCATCTTTATTATAGCGATCATAAAATTTTACTTGTAGATTTAATTTTTTACCAAGTTCTTCATAATGATATGGTTGCATTACATCCTCTTGTATCATATCTAAACATTCAAAAGCTAATGCATGAAGTGTTTTAAAATATCTTAATTTTTTATTTGGAAAAGGCATTCGTTCTTTTGCTTCATCTGCAGCTTTTTTAGTAAATGCAAAGTATCCTATACGATTTAAAGGTACTCCTATTCTTGCATAAGCTTTTGCTCTAGATATTAAACGATGTGTCTTACCAGTCCCTGGAGGACCATAGTATTTATAAATCATACTATTTGTTCTTCACTTTCAATTTCTACTGTTTCATTAATTTCTTCTTTTTCTTCAAAAAGAAACAAAGGTATTTTAGCTACTCTAAGTGCTTTAAATGGTTTTCCATCATCGTCCTTACCTGGATACCTTTTTTGTTTACCAAACATAACTCTTTTATCTTCATCTTTATCTTTATGATTAAACAATTCTCTTTCAATCATGTAAGATGTTTTCTGTGCGTCATGTTTCCATTCTTCGTTTTTTAACTTGTCTAAAAACTTATCAAAAATAAACCATGCAAAATTTTCTTCTACCAAAGGTCTACCACTTGAAAAAGACATGAAGCTTGTTGCCTGAGCCCCGTATATATGTTTCTCTAATAATTTTTTCAGTATCTCTGTTGGGCTTGTACCTTCTGCAGGTTCTATAATTTCTATTTTTTCTTTACCACTTATTGATTTTAATATTTCATCAAACTGATCTTGTTTAATTGATGGAGCTACAATTAAAGCTTGTTCAAATAATACAGTTTTAAATTCATGCACTTGAGTTAATTTATATGTGTTCTTACAATGTAATTGTATTGTTTCACTTTCTTCAGAGTTTTCTACAGTTACTCTCCATTCTGGATTAGGTTTAATGTTTATTTTTTGTAGATTACTTAATGTTGGATAGTTTGCTTTTTCTCCTGATAGTACACCAAATTTTCTTTTTACACACAATGCTTTCATACAGTTTGGTTCTAGTAATGGATCTGTACAGGTAAAACCTTTCTTTTGTTTTTCCCAATTTTTTATTTTTGATTTTATATGATCATCTGTCCAATGCTCATCAAAAGAAAAATACTTTCTACCTGCTTGTAATACCATTTTTTGCCAACTGTCTGTATATTTTTTCTTAGCAAANACCATATAATTGTATAAAAATCTATCTCTACCATCTGTAAACGTCATNATTTCTTTAGTTAATTTTTGTAAACATGGTGGTCCATCTTCGAATTCTTCTCCACCGCCTTTTAATTCTGAATAAATTATATCTTCTTTTATTTTTTTAAAATTTTTTGGATCTACTAAATTTAATCCAACTGTTTGTACAAATTTTTCAAATGGCATTTGACTACCATCTATATCTAATGCTTTTCTATCATCACCATTGTAAGGTAAATTTATAAAGTTACCATTAGATACAGTTCCATCAGTTGATATTAGTTGTGTTTGTTTTGGAAATATTTCTGTTGCATGTGGTAGTTTAAATGCAACTAATAAGTCTTCTAAAAAACTTCTTATCTCTTTTGCTTTGACCCACCGAGTAGTGAATACATATAAATGTAATCCACCACTCTTTGATAATACAGGGACTATGGGTAGGTCTTTATCTTGGATGACATCAAGATAAAATTTTTTATCTATTGGATATTTATCCACATCAATTGCACCAAACCTTGCCATACCTTCATCAGTACAAGGTTGAATACCTATTGATTTAATTCCTTCTATGTGTTCTTTATAATCTTCATTAGTTACAGGTATCTTAGCCCATTCATGTTTCCATTTTTTCTTACCTGTTACTTCGTCAATGTATCCATCATCAACTTTACAGACACCATAACTTCTTTGTAATCCTGTAAAATATTCTATGTATTCTTTCATATGTCATCCTGTTTTAATTTTTAAAGGCGCCTCCAGTCTCCCTTCAGCGCCTTCTCTCGCAAGTGTTCCCTAGGGAATTATATAATCTCTTCAGATTTTGTTTCTTGAACTTTCTCATATTTAGGTTTGTTTAAACCTGATGATACTTGTTTATGAAACTCTTGACCCATTTGATACAAAGATGCATCTTTTTGATCAGAAATGTCTAACATTCTAACCAATGATGGTTTGTATATATGCCAAGTTTTATCGCCCGCACTTTTTTCAGCTGTTTGTAATTTAAACATTGCAGAATATGCCGCTGGTTGAAAAGATCCTTTTTCATCTGTCATTGACAAATTAGAAATAAGATCGTTAAGTTTTCTAGCAGGTGTAAGATTAGATGATCTCATTGTGATCACTGCTTTTCTTGGCGCACCATTTATCATTACAATAATGTAAAAGTACATAGTTTTTTCAAGATAGTTACCATTCTGTAATCTATATTTTATACCACGCATTTCTTCTTTTGCATTAGCAGGTGGAGTTAAATGTGTTCCAACCGGTGCTGACGGACTGTCTCCCATTTCTTGCCACTCTGGATATCTAGTCTGTGTATGTGCTACAATAACTTCAATACCTTTTTCACCGTCCATAGGTTGTCCGAAACTGTTGGAATATAACATTCCAGGATCAGCTCCTTCAACATGTTTAGCACTTCTTGTATTACACTCCGGTGATAGTTGATGTAAGATTTTTAGAATCGGTGTTGATACGTCATCTGATTTAATCTCTTCTGCACCTTTACCTGAATCGGCTCTTAGGTTCAAAGAGGATAGCGCACCTGCACTATTTTTTTTAACGACTTGTTTGTCCATACTATATCTCCTTATTAGTTTAGTATTTTATTAGTTTATTTTTTATTAGTTATGCTCGTACTTATTTTTTCATACGAACTAAACAGATCAGTAGGAATTTCAAAATTTTTACTTTTTAAATCCGACATTACTGCTGAGAGTCGAGCGTGGTGAACCTTCTCGTCTTGAGTTGGTTCATAGCCACGCTCCCTCGCAAGGCCAGCATATTCGACAGCCTTGTTATCTTCGCCTTGACCAAATGATACTACGATATTATTATCTACAATATCACCTAAGCCATTGTCTCGAAGCCATTTAATTGCTTCAGCTTTTTTATCAGCTATTATTGAAGCAAAAAACCTATTTTTAACTGACAGTTCAGAACCATCTTTTAGTTTCAAGGTTTTTAAATTTTGTTTATTCATTATTTCTGGAATAACAAACTCACTAATATATTTTTCTTGTGATTTTAGTTCTTTTAATTTTATGTCTACTGCTAATATCTGCGAACCAATAGATTTAAATTGTTCTATCGCTTCTGATAATTCATTAACATCAACTTTATCAGTTTGATCTGGTGCATCTTTTCTTAAATTTATATCCATAATATTTCCTTTCATAAAAGGTATATAGGATTTTTATATCCAAATGTCAATACTAGTTTTGAAAAATATTTATCTCGATTGGATAATAAGTTTTTTCTTGTCTGTCCCATTTTAACAATTTATATTTCCCGTTTGTCATATCAGAAACAATAGAACATGTCACTCCAATAATTGCAGGATCACCGGATAATAATAAATAATCATCTGTTGTAAAATTTTTTAATTTATCTCTTATTTGAAAAATTAATGGTCCAGGTGAAAAAATCATTTGTGCTTTTGCAGGAAGCATAACCGTAATTTCGCCATATTTTTGTGCACCCATTACATTATATTTTGGCTGACCTGTTTCTCTATCTGTAGGAATATCTTGAACTAAATATACTTTAGAATTATTCTTAGTTAGGTATTCAGTCATATCATTGTATTCTTTTATTTTCATTATTGACTTTTATCCTTTTGTACATTATATAACAAATTAGAAAGAAAAAGCAAATTATGAACTATAAATTTAAAACTAAGCCGTATGGCCATCAATTAGATGCATTAAACGCATCTTGGGATAAAGAAAATTTTGCGTACTTTATGGAAATGGGTACAGGTAAATCTAAAGTATTATTAGATAATGCAGCCGTCCTTTACGACAAAGGTGAAATAAACGCGTTGTTATTAATTGCACCAAAAGGTGTGTATAAAAACTGGTTTGACTCTGAAATACCTGTTCACTTACCAGATCACGTTAATAAAAAAATTGTACTTTGGAAAACATCAGATAAATCTATTAAACAAATTAAAAAATTAAATACTTTGTTTGAACCAGGTGCTGATCTTCGTATCTTAATTATGAATGTAGAGTCTTTTTCATCTGGTAATGGATCAGAATTTGCATATAAATTTTTATCAGCACATCCTAAATCAATGGTTGCTATTGATGAGTCTACTACTATTAAAACACCTACATCTAATAGGACTAAAAACATATTAAAACTAAGTGATCATTGTAAATATAGAAGAATACTCACAGGTTCTCCTGTAACAAAGTCACCATTAGATTTATATAGTCAATGCCAGTTTCTTGACCCCTGGCTCCTGGATCATCAATCTTATTACACATTTAAAGCTAGGTATTCTATCTGTAAAAAAATTCAAGTTAATGGTCGTCAAGTAGAAATAGTTGTAGGCTACAGAAATCTTGGTGAGTTATCAGATAAAATAAAACCTTTTTCTAAAAGAATATTAAAAGATGATTGTTTAGACCTACCTGAAAAAAGTTATGTCAAGCATTATGTTGAGCTTACAAAAGAGCAGAAAAAAGTATATGAGCAAATGAAAAAAGAAGCAATAGCTTTTTTAGA